TTACTTTAATTTATCCTAAATATTTAAAAAAATGACGGTAAGACTAAATAAATAATGAATCAAAATGAATTATTACAGATATATCATAATACTATCGATTGTATGTTCAATATTTAATTATAACCATACATTGATCTATTATGACAAATATGTTCCCGATAACTTTTCTCGATCCAAAATACTTAATAAAAAATATTCATGTATCAGATATTATCATAACAATGAATTTTATAAATATACTGAAAAAACATGTGAAAAATACAAATACGATTATTTACTATTTCAATTGCAAAAGTCTATTCATATCAATGATTATGTTTTATATAATATATTTTGCATAATTATGTTGTTACCTGTCTTATTTATCCGAGAATAAAATACATTTCAATCTTGATATATATATGTCAATGTTATCATTATCGATATATTTATCATAATGCAAAAACCATTTAAAAAATGATTGGAAATTAGTCATTTTTTTACTCTGAGAAATATATAATATGTTATCTTCATTGATAACGATTTTATCAATATCATAATCGTTATCTTTTAAAAATGTGTTATATATACAGCCAATATTTATTTGTGATTGTAGAATAAATTCCTTATTTCCAATAATTGGTGAATTATATAAAAAACAAGATGTAATAAAGAGATATTTATATCTTTCTGAAAGATCATATGCTATAAGTGATGCTAATGATCCACTTATTGAATGACCTGATATATAAAGATGTGCAACATTATTATTTTCAGATAATTTTGATATATGTTTGATGATACCATTTTTTATTTTTTCGTATTCTAAAAATATACCCTTGTGCACCTTTATTTTGCCATGAATTGATATTAGTTTATTATTGACATTCATGTCTAATTCACAGTAAGGACATATAAATATCAAATTATCGTTTTTCAATAGAAAACAGCTTGTTGTATTTTCTGATATGTAATGTATTTTATTATTAACAACAATTTGATGCAAATAACCAAGATTTGTATCTTTATCAATTTCATTCATGAAATCATGTGGAGTTTTATTTGCTAATTTGGACAATAACGCACATTTATAAAGATCATTAATAAAGATTTTATTCATAAATTTTATACAATATAGGTAAAAATTCTATATTTTATAGATAAAAAAAGATTTGATATTTAGTTACTGTAAGCAAGACCACCCATACCAGACATGATACGAAGGACGTTGTAATTTACAGCATATATAGATAAATTTCCAGAAACTTTGGAAGATACTGATAATACAGCAGTATCTATACGAGACATATTAAGGGTTCCAGAGGGTTGGTGTTCTTCGGGTTTAAGAGCGAATGAATATACATTGATACCAGAGTTCCATTTGGAAGGAGTATTTTCGTGATGTTGATAAGGTTGTACACTTGAGAAATAAGATCCATCACGTTCGGCCATACGATCATTTCCATTTAATTGTATTTTAGCCTTCATAACATGATTCATATACTGATCATCGGCATATTTATTCCATTTATCAATTGCGGTATCATCATTAGAACGAACAGTCCAGATAAGTTCTTTACAAGGATGATTGAAAGTCATTCTGGAACTCTTCATGTTATTAGAGTCAGTGCTTTCAGTTATGGTATCAGAGCCAGTAAATTGAAGTTGTTCAATAAGGTATTCGTGTGAAAGTTGAGCAAATCTTCTGCGTTCATCAGTGTCGAGGAATATGTAATCAACCCATAATGATACGTCAGATAATTCCGCAGCACCAGTAGAAATCTCAGATTTAGAAGCATAGGAAATATTGATTTTGACTTCATGATATTGAAGAGCAATAAGAGGAAGTGCTAAGCCAACGTTGCGACAGAACCAGAATTCAAGAGGAACATAAACTTCGTATTTTTTGCCAGTAGATAAAGTGGTGGAAGATAATTCTCCATCGATTCTGGAAGCACCGCCAACCATTTTTTCGTAACCATCTTTCTTACCTACAGGCATCGAAAGTTCATTCCAAATGTAAAGCCATTCAGAATAATGTTTGTCTATCTTTTGACCACCGATTTCTAATTCAATAGTTTTAAGTAATTTTTGACCGAAATATGGAACAAGTTCAATATCATTTTCAGAAGAATTTCCAACTTTAGCATTAAAGTAAATACGATTAATTAAATCACCGTTACGAGTGATAAGGACACTTACAGATGAACCGAAGTTATTATTTCCATTAAATGATTGTTCAATGGATTCCATGGCAAAATTAGTGTGTCTACGGTAAACAACTTTGAAAAAGGTAATTTGGGGATTACCAGTTAAATAAACATCTTGAGCGCCATAAGCGACTAATTGAAGAAGACCACCACCCATTTTATTGTTATATTCTTTATACTATAATAGAAGAAAAAAAAAGAGATATATTATTTTTATTATTAGTTGCTATAAGCAATACCACCCATGCCAGACATGATACGGAGAACATTGTAGTTGACGGTATAGACATTAAGATTTTTGTTATTAGCAGAAGAGTAATCTGATGAAACATTGAGATTAGCAGTATCTATGCGAGACATATTAAGGGTTCCCGAGGGTTGGTGTTCTTCAGGTTTAAGAGCAAATGAATACACATTGATACCAGCATTTGATGGAACATTTTCGTGATGTTGGAAAGGTTGAACAAGATTGAAATATAAACCATCACGTTGGGCAAAACGATCATTTCCATTAAGGACAAGTTTAGCGAAGTTGATGGGATTTTTGCTTGTGATACAATCAGCAGCAAGTTTTTCTAAAATCGCACTATCAGTTTTGTCGGTAACGACAATTTTTTTAGTTGCATCCGAAGCATCAGTTGTGTAATTCATCCAATTGTTATTGTCAGCATCGCCATCGGTTACAACCCATACAAGTTCTTTGCAAGGATGATTGAAATTAAGTTTAGCTTTCATTTCTTTTGAAGGTATCGATTCTTGACCAGTGAATTGAAGTTGTTCAATTAAATACTCATGGGAAAGTTGGGCAAAACGTCTGCGTTCATCAGTATCAAGGAAGACATAATCTACCCAAAGAGAAGCATTGAATCCACCAGTTAATGCAACAGCAGTATCACCTTTGCATTTATCACTTGTTTCGAAATTGATATTTATTTTAACTTCGTGATATTGAAGAGATATGAGAGGGAGAGCTAAACCAACATTGCGGCAGAACCAGAATTCAAGAGGAATATATAATTGAGATTCCATATCGGTTCCAGGTACACCACCAGTAGCACCTATCATATTGTAATAACCAGATCTCTTGGAAAGAGGGAGAGAAAGTTCATTCCAGATATACATCCAGTGAGAATAATGTTTATCAATCTTTTGACCACCAATTTCTATTTCAACATAGTTAATGAGGCGGAGACCATAGAATTTACATAAAGTATCTCCTGTTGCTCCCGACAAATCTACAGTGAGATAGACACGATTGATTAAATCACCATTTCTTGAAATAGTACTGGTTACTCTTTGACCATATCCGGGAGTTCCACTGAAAGTTTGTTCAATAGATTCTATCGCAAAATTGGTATGTCTACGATAAACAGCTTTGAAGAAGGTAATTTGAGGATTACCAGTTAAATAAACATCTTGAGCGCCATAGGCAACTAATTGAAGAAGACCACCGCCCATATTATTGCTATATTCTTTATACTATAATATAAGAAAAAAAAAGAGAGATATTAGATTTTTAGTTACTGTATGCAAGACCACCCATTCCAGACATGATACGGAGGACATTGTAATTTACAGCATATATATTAATAGTTCCGTTTTGTTGACCAGTTAAATAACCAGATTGAGTTTCCATGGATAACACGGCAGTATCGATACGAGACATATTAAGAGTTCCTGAGGGTTGGTGTTCTTCGGGTTTAAGAGCAAATGAATACACATTGATACCTCTGTTAGAAGGTATATTGGTGTGATGTTGATAAGGTTGAACATAATTGAAATATGAACCTTTGCGAACAGCGAAACGATCATTGCCATTAAGTTGTAATAGACAATTGGTTAAAGGATTTTTACCATCGATATCATTATAAGTATTTAGTTTTGTATCTGCTGTATTATCTTCAGTTATGACAATATTATCAGTAGTGGTATAATTGTACCAGCAATTGTAACCACTGTTTTTAGATACCCATATAAGCTCCTTGCAAGGGTGATTGAAGTTAAGTTTGTATCTATTGTTTCCACTTGATGAAATATTTTCTTGACCAGTGAATTGTAATTGTTCGATTAAATACTCGTGGGAAAGTTGAGCAAAACGTCTGCGTTCATCAGTATCAAGGAATATGTAATCAATCCATAATGATGCATCTAAATTTGCACTAATGCTAGTAGCATTGGAATAATGAACACAATTAGCCATAGTATCGAATAATATTTTGAATTTAACTTCATGATATTGAAGAGCTATAAGGGGAAGAGCTAAACCAACATTGCGACAGAACCAGAATTCAAGAGGGATGTATAACATAGTTGTATCAACGGCGCTAAGATCATCACCATTAGCACCAACCATATTTTCATATCCTTGTTTCTTACCCATAGGAAGGGAAAGTTCGTTCCAGATATACATCCAATCAGAATAATGTTTATCTATTTGTTGTCCACCAATTTCAACAACAACCTCTTTTAGTAAACGAAGACCATAGTAATTAACATATCGAGGGTCTGCACCATCTGTTACTGCAGTTCCTTTATATTCGGGTATTTTAGGGACATTAACTTGGAGATAAGCTCTATTGATTAAATCACCATTACGGGAAACTGTAACTGATATTTGAGATCCATAATTAGAAATTCCATTGAAAGTTTGTTGGATAGATTCTATCGCAAAATTGGTATGTCTACGGTAAACAACTTTGAAAAAGGTAATTTGAGGATTACCAGTTAAATAAACATCTTGAGCGCCATAAGCGACTAATTGAAGAAGACCACCACCCATTTTATTGTTATATTCTTTATACTATAATAGAAGAAAAAAAAAGAGAAATATTGTTTTCATATTACTTAAGAATGTATTTGTAAATATTATTTATAAATTAATGTTTAAAGAAAAGACTTCAAAGAAACGAATACATGTTTCGGAAAATGATAAAAAACTTTTTACATTAGATGTTATGCATAGTAAAATGATTGAAAAATTTCAACAACACAACGATGAATTACATGCACAACAAATATATTTAAATGAAATGAAAAATAATCAAAAAGAAATAGAATGTTATATTTTGAATACCGATTGTGAAGATGAAAATTATACTGAAATATGGGGATCTAATATTTATTTAAAGGAGAAAATACAAAATACTGAAAAACATATCAAAAAAATAAAAGATTCTAATAATGAATTGGAATATTATACTGATACAAGTGATATTTTATTTAATTACTATGACTTGATTGAAAAACAATCTAAAAAAAAGCAAATTAAACAAATTATTAAACCAACTAATAAAACTATATTAGATGCCCTTAACAATATTAATACAACTGATAAAGAAATTACTGAAAATTGTAATTTAGAAACTGATGTTAAAATAAAAGATAAAAGTGATTTAGTTGATGAATATTTAAATATTACAAATAAAAATTATATCAAAAAAACTGATCATAACGAGTTAGAAAATTGTAAAATATGCAAGGAACCAATGACTTGTTTTCAACACGAAGCTATTATTATTTGTGAAAAATGTGGTTTCCAAGAATTACTTCTTGTTGAACAAAATAGACCTATTTTAAAACAGAATATAAAAGATACATCTCATTTTAGTTACAAAAGAATAAATCATTTTCGTGAATGGTGCAACCAAGTACAGGGAAAAGAAAGTACAGATATTCCTAACGAAATATTTGAGAAAATTTTGAATGAGATTAAAAAAGAAAAAATAACCAATACGAAAAAAATTACTTATTCCAAAATGAGAGAAATATTGAAAAGACTTCGTATTAATAAATATTATGAACATATCAATTACATTATTAATCGTATTAATGGTATTCCTACACCGCATTTTTCTGCCGAATTGGAAGAAAAATTATTTATTATGTTCCGAGATATACAAGGTCCTTTTTTGAAACATTGTCCCAAAGATCGAAAAAATTTCTTATCATATAGTTATGTTTTGTATAAGTTTTTTCAAATATTAGGTCTGAATGAATATCTTAGCTATTTTCCATTATTGAAAAGTAGAGAAAAATTATATGTTCAAGATCAAATATGGAAAAAGATTTGTGAAGACTTAAATTATGAATTTCATCCTTCTCCATTGTTATAATTTAAATTCACGGGAAACCCATTAATTTAAATCCTACACCTAAACCAGTTCCCTGTCTGGCACCACTTGATATGGCAGGGGCAAGAATGTCTAAAATCGAAAATACAGCAGCGGCTGTTAATGCAATTATCATTATTTCTTGCGCAGATGGTTGAGGGTTGGTTATGAAATATGTTACTAAACCAACTGATAAACCTTCAAGTAAGTATTTTATTAATCTTACAATCGCTTCATTTATATCTAATGAATACTCCATGATATCTAATATATTTCTTATATTATTATGAGAGATTTTTTTTATCAAAAACTATATAAGATTTTGAACATTTATTTTTATAAATAAGGAAATGCAAACTGTTTCTGTTAAAGAACATGATTATTTAGAAGAAGATAAACAAATTAGAGGACAAAATTATTGTCTACTCTCTTTTATTAGTCCCGAAGATGTTATTGTTAACAAAGAATCATATTTCTTTTCAAAATTTCTTGATAAATTTGGCAAAGATATGAACACATTATTCGATGGTCTTAAATCCAAATTTCCAGACTCGCATGATATGATAGAAACTATTAAAAATAATCACAACTATATACTCGATCCTGAGGAAATGAATAGTCAATACAACTTTTTCAAATCTGTTAATTCTTCTGATATTGAAGCAGATTATCATAGAGATAATAATTTCCAAACTACTATGAGAGGTCTTAAAGTCAGAGGTGTATTTGATACTATTGAAGAAGCTAAAAATAGATCAGAATTCCTTAAAAAAATTGATGATAAATTTGATATTTTTATTGGTCAAGTTGGTTGCTGGTGTCCTTGGTCTCCTAATCCAAGTGATCTTGAAAATCAAGAATATGGCGAAACACAACTTAATACTTTAATGAAGAAATATAAGGAAAATATGGAAAGTAAAGATGAAGTTTTTGAACAAAGAAAACAAGAAGCTATCAAATCCACATCAACAAAGTCTGATGTTGATGATATTTCTGCACAAATGGAAAAGACAGATCCATGGAGTGAACGTCAAAATGTTGAAAACGAAGTTCTATGAATTTAAATAAGTATTATTTTTCTATATTTTTAATATAAAAGATGAAAAGCTTTGCAATATTCCTTTTATTTATTGGCACAATTCTTGTTCTTCAAGGGTATTACAGTCAATCCCATGATAGTTCTAATTTACAAAAAAC